TGGTCTCAATGACACAGTCAAGGCCATTGCCGAAGAAATGGATATCAAACCCAACGTGCTTAAAAAAGCCATCCGCTTGGCACACAAGAGCGAATTTGGTCGTGAACAACAGGATCACGAATTGTTAGAAACAATTCTGACTTCGGTAGGCAAGACCTTATAAATATTGTTTTCAAACAATCGAGTCGTTCACGTTACGAACATGAATCATGGCTACCCGGCCATAAACGGAGAATATATATTGCAAGACCAAAAAAAGAAGTTTTTGATTGTTAGATTTGCACCCGGTAGCGGAGGAAAATTTCTTTCAACATTATTTCAATGCAGTGACTCGGTTCATGCCTGGGACGAGGATCTTACTCTAGCCAAGCAAGAAAAAGATTATGAAAAAATTTTTAGTTACGTAAGTTCAAAATTTACAACAAACTTTGAAGATTGGCAAAAAATTGAACCGGAAGTCCCTTACCAAACTGATTTTGTAAGTAATCGTTTCCCTCGTGGTGATGACATCACTTTTGAACAGGCACAAACATTATTGATAAATGATTCAAAATATCAACATGATTTCAATACCAACGGTCAAATAGTTCTTATTTTAAATAAGTCACAGGTGCCACAGTGGATCTGGGGTCAAGCTAATATTGTCAATATTCTAATAGACAATAACAAGAGCAAAAAATGGTTTCGGGTTGCAAGACTTCAAAAATTATTTACTAAACTCGACGAACGTTCTTACGTAATCAAACAAGAACATGAAGATTATTGCTCACCCAAACGAGCAAAATTAGCTGTCAAATTCAATAATGAAAAAACATTTCAAGGATCATGGTACAGTTTTGTAAAAAAATATATCATAAATGATGAAGTTGGGAAACTGTTTACCAGTAAACAGTTGATCGAGAATCATCCATCAAATGTTAACGTTGACAATTTCTTTTTTGATCTTTCATTATACGACAACGAAATCAAATTTATAGAACAATTTCAAGATCTTTGTAATCAACTTGGAATAACACCAGCACCAGTGTTTTTGATTTCAAAAATATTAAAACACTATCAAAGTATACATCGCCCGGCGTTGAACAACACTATTATGTCTGGAACAAGTTATGATTATAAAGACAGGATGCAAGCATCTAAATCTCATGTGCGTAAAGCTGTAAAACATACAAACTATATAGGTTTTCTTGGTGATCAAGTTGATTCGGTTGTTCTGGATAAATTTTTATCAAATACCAACAAAACAGTGTTGGTGACTGATAACAAAATTACAGTGCCCACAAGTGCCAATCAAACAATATTAAATATTTCTCCTGAGTTTTACGGCATACATTATATGCCGTTTAATTTAGAAAATTTACCAAGTCCAGAACGGGCATATAACTGTTTTATCAATCGTATTTGTGCAAATCGACAAAGTTGGTTTTACAAATTGTCTGATATTGGGCTAGATAAGGGATTTGTAAGTTTTAATATTGATTATCGACTCACACCAAGTCACGCCTATGCCGACAAATTGGCCATATTTGATCGGTTGCATTACGAACATAATACAATATTTCAGCGGCAATATGAAAAAATTAGGCCGTTGGTTCCTTATTGTAATTTTGAGCAAACCAGCAATATTGAAAATATTATTGCCAAAAGCATGGTCTCTTTGGTAATAGAAACATACTTCGATGATAATCGAGTCATTGCACTGAGTGAAAAAACTTTTAGGGCATTACAACTACCAAGGCCATTTTTATTGTTTGCCCCTAAGGGCACAATACAATACTTGACAAGTCTTGGTTTTCGAATAATCAATGATGGACTAGACCATAGTTATGACACCAAAGAACATTGGATTACAAGACAAACATTAATTTTAGAACAGTTAGAAAGAAGTTTAAGAAACACAGACTACACTATACCTCAAAGTTGGATAGATATAGCAGACCATAATCAACAAATAATGCGTAATTGGGATAAAAGTTGGAACATTAAAATTCAATCTTCCATAGACAAAGCAACAAATATACTATATAATGAGCTACAATGAGTTACATAGATGCACTATTTGATCGTGAACACGATCGTATTCATGTAGTTGAACGCCGAGATGGCCAAAGACGCTATCAAGAATATCCAGCCAACTATGTTTTTTATTACGAGGATCCTCGTGGTAAATTTCAAAGTATCTTTGGTACACCAGTCAGCAGATTCAGCACTAGAAACAACAAAGAGTTTCGCAAAGAAATTCGTATTCAATCCGGCAAAAAATTATACGAGTCTGATATCAATCCAATTTTCCGTTGCCTAGAAGAAAACTATAAAGGACAAGACGGTCCTCGATTAAACGTAGCGTTCTTTGACATTGAAGTTGACTTTGACCCTGAACGTGGTTTCTCACCAACAACAGACCCATTCAATGCTATCACTGCTATTTCAGTATATCTGCAATGGCTAGAGCAAATGGTCACTCTGGTAGTTCCGCCCAAACACATGAGCCGTGAGACTGCTGACGAGATTGCCCAGGAGTTTGAAAATTGCGTTGTGTTTGATAAGGAAGAAGAAATGTTAAAAACTTTCTTGGACCTAATCGAAGATGCTGATGCAATATCCGGTTGGAATAGTGAGGGCTATGATATTCCTTATACTGTGAATCGTGTTACTAGGATTCTCAGCAAAGACGATACACGTAGATTCTGTTTATGGAATCAATATCCTAAGAAGCGTATATTCGAACGCTTTGGGGCCGAGAATGAGACCTACGATTTGATTGGTCGTGTGCATATGGACTATATGCAACTGTATCGAAAATACACTTATGAAGAACGTCACAGTTATTCACTTGACGCCATTGCTGAGTATGAACTACAAGAAACCAAAACAGTATTCGAAGGCACATTGGATCAATTGTATAATCAAAACTTTAAAAAGTTTATTGAATACAACAGACAGGACACGATGATTCTGGCTAAGTTGGATAAAAAATTAAAATTCTTAGACCTAGCCAACACACTAGCACACGAAAATACTGTGCTACTGCAAACCACAATGGGTGCCGTGGCTGTGACTGAACAGGCAATTATCAACGAAGCCCACGAGCGTGGCATGGTCGTACCCAATCGCAAGGAACGGTATAGCGATGAGGACACACAAGCCGCTGGCGCTTATGTTGCATTTCCTAAGAAAGGTATCCATGAGTATGTAGGGTCAATAGATATCAACTCACTATATCCCAGTGCTATTAGAGCCCTTAACATGGGTCCAGAAACTATTGTAGGACAACTTAGACCTGTAATGACGGATCGTTATATCAGTGATAAGATGAGAGGAGGCAGTAGTTTTGCCGCGGCATGGGAAGGTTTGTTTGGCAGTTTGGAATATGAAGCAGTAATGGCTACAGAGCCAGGAACAGAAATTACCATTGACTGGAAAGATGGTGAAGAGTCAGTTCATAGTGCCGCTGACGTATGGAAGATAATTTTTGACAGCAATCGCCCTTGGATGATCACTGCCAATGGCACAATCTTTACTTTCGAAAAGGAAGCAGTTATTCCTGGGTTACTAAAACGTTGGTATGCTGAACGTAAAGAGATGCAGGCCAAATTGAAAGAGTGTAAAAATGCAGAAGATGAAGAATACTGGGACAAACGTCAGTTGGTCAAGAAGATTAACTTGAACAGTTTGTATGGCGCTATTCTTAATCCTGGTTGCAGGTTCTTTGACAAGCGTATTGGTCAATCCACAACTCTCACTGGTCGTGCAATCGCCCGGCACATGGATGCTCATGTAAATGAGTGTATCACTGGCAAATATGATCACGTAGGTGAAGCAATCATTTATGGTGACACAGACTCGTGTTATTTTACAGCCTATCCTGTATTGCAAAAAGAAATAGAAGCAGGTAATATGACTTGGAATCGAGAAATTGCTGTGCAACTGTATAACAGTATTGCTGACCAAGTTAATGATAGCTTTCCGGGCTTTATGGAACGGGCATTCCATGTGCCCAGAGAAATGGGATCAGTAATCAAGGGCGGTCGAGAAATTGTTGCAAGCAAGGGCTTGTTCATTACCAAGAAGCGTTATGCTGTCATGTATTACGACAAAGAGAATAAACGTGTAGATACACATGGTAGCCCCGGCAAAGTAAAAGCCATGGGTCTTGATCTCAAACGCAGTGATACTCCTAAGGTTATTCAAGAATTCTTAAGTCAAATTCTCAATGAGGTGCTG